GTCAGGGTAGGAAACCTGTACGAGTTTCAACGCATACTAAATCGAGTGGAAAGAAAAGTGGAACGGGAAAATCATCATAATGGCTGATTTAGTTTTACCAAGAGGAAAAACGAAAGTTTTAAAAGCAGAAGACAAAGACTACGAAAGAGGTATGTTAGTCAAACTGCTTGATAATGGCGGGTACAAGATGGCATATTGGTATGATAAACCTAATAAGCCGTATCCTGTTGAAATAATAGTAGATGGTAAAAGTATAAAGAAAGATGGAAAAGTAGTAGAAATGAAATTTCATCCAAAAGACTACTATAAACAAAATGAGGAAACTGATATGAAAGAAGCGAGAGGAACTTGTTGGGTAGGATATCAACAAAAAGGTATGAAAGACAAGAACGGTAAAATGGTTCCTAATTGTGTAAAAGAAGTTTACGAAATTTTTTATGAAACTTCACTTGGTGAAAGTTGTGGATACACGATAGAAGTTGACAGGGATGATAATTTAAAAGAGGCAGAATATCAAGGAAGAAAAGTAAAACTTGGTAAGCCAATGCAAGGTGATACAAAGAAATTTAAAGTATATGTAAAGAATGATAAAGGTAATGTTGTAAAAGTAAACTTCGGTCAAGGTGGAGATGCAAAAGGTGGTACAATGAGAATCCGTAAATCTAATCCAAAAGCAAGAGCATCTTTCAGAGCGAGGCATAATTGTGATAGTCCAGGTCCTCGTCACAAAGCTAGGTATTGGTCTTGTAGAAAGTGGTAATCCACTATGAGTAAACTTTCAGATTGGTTAGTCTATCCTATTATAGAAGAAGATATAACTAAAAATCCTAAGATAAAAAAAGCGTTAAAAAGATTAATTGATAAGAATCTTTTACCTAAATCTTATGCTGTTAATATCGATAAACTTCAAAGTTTTTTAAACACAAACCCACAGGTATTTACTTCGTTACTAAAACTATTAGGTGAGAGTGATTACACATTCGGTCCTGATTGGATACCTACATCTCTTGGTCAACGTAAGAAGATGAAGAAACTACATAATAAACCTAATCGTAGTATCAGAGGTGAGGCTAAAGGAGATGTTGTTGTAGTTTATTCAGGTAGATTTCAACCTTTTCATTTAGGTCACTACTCAACATATAAGAAGTTAGTACAGAAATTTGGGAAAGACAAGGTTTTTATTGGAACAAGTAATAAAACACAATCAGGACGTAGTCCATTAAATTTTAAAGAAAAAAAATCTATTATTACAAAGTTTTTTAGTATATCACCTAAGATGATTGTACAAGTTCGTAATCCATATTCTCCTGTTGAGATACTAAAAGATTTTCCTAAAGACACTACATATGTAGCCGCAGTAGGAGAAAAAGATTCAAAAAGATTAAAAGGTAAATATTTTAAACCTTATAAGAAAGGACAATTTGTTCCTTATGAAGAAGGTGGATTTGTTTTAGCGGTACCGCCAACTGATTTTAAAATAGGCGGTGAGCCTGTAAGTGGAACTAAAGTACGAGCAACTTTCGGCGGGTCTGTAAATATGTCGGCTAAAGAAGAGTTATTCAAACGAATGTATAAAAAAGTTGACAAAAAGATATTACAATTTTTAATTAGAAAGTTTGGAGGCACACTATCTGAAGCTACTACAACAACACAGGGAAATCTTGATGATGGCCCACCAACATATTATGCAAGTTATTCTGATTATAGAAAGTATTCTACTGCATGGTTGTTGGACCTTTATGGTGAAGATTGGAAAGTATTAGACCATTTAGTGTATTCAGAGTTTGACCCGTTAGAAGATTATACTTTAAAATACAATACGGTACCTGCTGTATCATATTTAGATGCTGGTACAATTAAAGGTTCTAAAGATGCTGTTAAAAAATATAAAAAATTTATACAAAACATTACAGATGATTTTGGGTGGGATGTGATTAAATGGTTAGGTGTAGATGCTGCAGAAAAAAGTTTAACAGGAACGGTGTTGTCTGCAGGAGTCGGGAAAGATTTAACTGACCAACACGATTTAAAAGAAAATGTAAAAGAAATAGCAGTTCGACCTAAGCCTAAAAAATTTAGAGATATTTATGATGCTCTTCCAATTGATTTAAAGAAAAGAGTTATGAATCTTAAAAACTATGACCAAAGAAGAGACGCTCATCCTGAAGGTAATGTTTTAAAACATACTATAGCTGTAACTAACAGAGCATTGAAAACAGGCGATATTGATTTTGCGTTGTCTGCATTATTTCACGATATAGGAAAAGATTCTACTGCTAAACTACATCCTAAAAAAGGTTTTTGGACTCATTATGGACACGAGAAAGTTTCAGCTGTTTTAGTAAAAAAATATGCTACTTGGATAAAATCAATGGGTGGTGATGTTGATACTATTCATTATATAGTTAAACAACATATGAGAATGAAAGTCTTTGATAAGATGAAATGGACTAAACAAGATAAGATGAGTAAAGAAAAACATTTTGGTAAGCTACAAAAATTTACTAAATTTGATAAGGGTGGTAGAGGAATAAATGATAGTGAACTAAAAGAAAATGTATTTTCAGGAAACAAACAACTATTTATAGAAGATAAAGAGTTACTTTTAATGGGCGGTGCTTACGGACATCTTGCACACCCTTTCGATGATAATAGGTTAACGTTTAGAGATTTGAAAACAATGATAGATTTAGCACTTCAAGGCAAACTTGAAAGTGTTTCAGAAAAGACAGATGGTCAAAATCTTATGATTTCATTTATTAATGGAAAAGTAAGAGCGGCGAGAAACAAAGGTCAATTAAAGAACTTTGGTCAAAACTCTCTTGATATTAAAGGCATACAAAATATGTTTTCAGGTAGAGGCGAAATTGAAAAAGCCTTTACATATTCTATGAAAGATTTAGAGATGGCTATCAAGAAGTTAGGTAAGAAGGATTTAGATTCAATATTTGGTAATGGAAAATCTTTTATGAGTTTAGAAGTAATGTATGTACCTACTACAAATGTTATTCCTTATGGAATAAACTTATTAGTATTTCATGGTACTATGACTTACAATGAAAAAGGTGAAGCTATAGGACAGAGTAAATCAGCAGGTTCAAAGTTAACAAAGTTAATTAAGAAAGTCAACGGAAATGTTCAAAAACATTTTGATATACAAGCACTGCCTAATACTAAACTGCCTAAAGTTAAAGACTATCAAGCTAAAAAATCTACATTTTTAAATAGAGTGAATAAATTACAGAAACAATATGGTCTTGCAGATACAGATACCGCAGGTGATTATCATCAACATTTTTGGTTAGAGTTTATTTTATCAGGAGCTAAATCATCTGATTACCCTAATCCTACAGATAACGTTTTGTATAGTTTGATGAAGAGATGGGCGTTCTTTGATAAATCATATAAGATACCTACAATTAAAAAAGATTTAAAAGAATATCCTAAATTTTTACAATGGGTATTAGCTGTAGATAAACAAGACCAAACTAAGATATGGAAAAAGAATATTTCCGCATTTGAAAAAATATTTCTTGATTTAGGAGCAGAAATACTATCTAATATGGAAAACTTCTTATCTGCGAACCCAACACAAGCCGCAGTTACAATGAGAAAAGAGATTGCAAAAACAATAAAAAAAATACGTTCAAGTAATGATTTGAGAACTATAGATATGATGAAAGCACAACTTGATAAAGTTCAATCTATGGGTGGATTTAAAAAGTTAGTTCCTACAGAAGGAATTACTTTTATGTTCAAAGGCAAAGTTTACAAACTAACAGGTTTGTTTGCACCTATAAATCAGATACTTGGAATGTTAAAGTATACGAGGTAAGATATGAGTCACGATTACGGTAGTAAAAGTGGTAAAGAAAGAGTTCGTGAATATAAAGCGATGGAAGCTATTTTACGAGGAGAGACTCCTGAAAAAAGAATAATGGTCGGCTACAAAGGTGAAAAAGCTGTACCGGAAGAAAGTCGTTTAACTGAGATAATGCAAAAAGTTAGAATGCCTTGGTTCTGTCCATCGTGTAAAAAGATTATGAAGAAAAACATTGATAGTCAAGTGTGGAGACAATTTGAACATTGTTTTGATTGTCAAATAGAATTTGAAAATAAACTAATCATTGAAGGCACACACAAAGAATGGAAAAAACGAAAGTCTTTAGAAAATAAGATATCTAAGATGAAAGACGACTTACAAGGTATAAAAGAATTTTATGACCAAAAGTCTGTCACACATTTAAACGCAATAAATCCTGAATTAGGAGCTATTGATAGAGAAGAATATAGCGTTGAGAATCCTGAAGAATGGGATGCAAAAATTGATGAAGCTGTAAAATTTTTTGAAACTAACATAGAGAAACTTGAAACAGAGTTGGGAGAATTAAATGAAGTGGATTAAATACATCTTAGGGTTTCTTGGGGCAGTCGGTGCGTTATTTGCTGTGAATAAAGCAAAAAGTGTAGAAGTGAAAAAACTTAAAAAGGTTATCGATGAAAACAAGAAAGAAGAAAAGAAAGTTGAAAAACAAATCGTAGAATTAGAAACAGCAAAGAAGTCTTCTAAAAAAGAGATTGGCAATATGAAAAGAAAACTTACTATGTCTAAAAAGAAAACTAAGAAGATGCAGGAAGTTTACGATAATGATGAAGTAGAATCAGCAGAAGATTTTCTTAGAAAGTTTGCTAAAAACAAATGAGATTCAGTATGAAAATATTAAAATATTTCTTAATATCTTTTTTTGTAATGGGTGCTCTAAAAGGCCAAGAGATAAAGAAAGATGGGAAAGTAGTCACTACTTTTACACAAGAACAAGCATTAGAAATGTTAAAAGCACGTGATGCTCAATGGGAAAGTAAGTTAGCAAAAGCAGATTCATTGATAGAATCACAAAAAGTAGTAATTTCTGATTGTGAAGCAGTTGTTTCTAAGTTAGAAGAACAATCAAATTTAGATAGTTTGTTGTTACTTGCTCAGAGAAAACGAATTGATTTGCTAAAAGTTCGTGATGAAGCTAATGAAAGATTAGTAGAATTAGTTGAACCTAAATGGTACGAAAATCAGTATCTTTGGTTAGGAATAGGATTTATCTTAGGAAAGATTTAATGCAATCTGAAGATTTAAAACAAGCACTACGACAAGAATATATTAAGTGTGGTGAAGACCCATCTTATTTTATACGAAAGTATTGTGTAATCCAACATCCCATAAGAGGAAAGATACCATTTGAATTATATCCGTTTCAAGTAGACACACTCAAAGAAGTTTTAAATCATAAGTACAATATAATTTTAAAAGCAAGGCAGTTAGGTATTTCTACGTTAACTGCGGCGTATTCATTATGGTTAATGACATTTAGAAATGATAAAAACATTTTAGTATTAGCAACAAAACAAGATACTGCTAAAAACCTTGTTACGAAGATTAGAGTTATGCATTCTAATTTACCAGGGTGGTTAAGACAGACTTGTATCGAAGATAATAAATTATCATTACGATATAAAAATGGTTCACAAGTAAAAGCAGTTTCAAGTAGTGAAGACTCAGGTCGTTCAGAAGCGTTATCTTTATTAGTATTAGATGAAGCCGCATTTATAGACAAGATTGATACGATATGGGCTGCGGCTCAACAAACACTATCAACAGGTGGACAATGTATTGCTCTATCTACACCAAACGGTGTTGGAAATTGGTTTCATAGAACGTGGGTAGATGCAGAAGAAGGAGTAAATAGTTTTCACACTATAAAATTACATTGGACCGTACATCCTGAACGAGATAAAGCATATAGACTCGAACAAGATAAACTATTAGGTCCAGGTCTTGCCGCACAAGAATGTGATTGTGACTTTTTAACTTCAGGACAAATGGTTGTAGATGGTACTATTTTACAAGAGTATAAAGATAATCATTGTAAAGACCCTATGATGAAACAAGGTATAGATTCTAATGTGTGGATATGGGAATCTCCTGATTATACAAAAAACTATATAATGAGTGCTGATGTTAGTAGAGGTGATGGTAGTGATTATAGCGCATTTCATATATTAGAAGTTGAAAGTATGGAACAAGTTGCAGAGTATCGTGGTAAAATTAGTACTAAAGAATTTGGTAATTTATGTGTTAATGTAGCTACAGAATATAATGATGCATTATTAGTTGTTGAGAATAACAATATTGGATGGGCGTCTATTCAACAAATTATAGATAGAAATTATCAAAATCTATTTTATTCATCACAAGATTTACAATACGTAGATGTAGAACATCAGTTGACAAATAGATATAGAGCGCAAGATAGAAATTTAAAGCCCGGGTTTTCAATGACAATGAAAACACGACCATTAGTTATTGCTAAGTTAGAAGAATATTTTAGAGAAAAGGCAGTAATTGTTCATTCAAATAGATTAATAGATGAGTTGTTTGTATTTATATATAATAACAACAAGGCTCAAGCTATGTCCGGTTATAATGATGATTTGGTTATGAGTTATGGCATAGCGTTGTGGGTGAGAGATACTGCTTTAAGATTAAGAGCAGAAGGAATAGAACTGAGTAAAAAAACTCTTTCTAATTTTTCTAATCCTAATCAATTAATGTACACTCCAGGAAGTAAAGATGATTCTTGGAAAATAGAAATCGGTCCAAATAAAGAGAACGAGGACCTTAAATGGTTATTGTAGGAGTTAATTATGGCTGTAGATAAAGGATTATTTACAAGATTACGTAGATTGTTTTCTACCAATGTTGTTGTTAGACAAGTTGGCGGAAAGAAACTTAAAGTTTCTGATACATCAAGAACACAATCTACTATAAAACATCAGTTGATAGATAGATATCAAAAAATCTATTCATCTGCAAAGCAGTACGGATACGATGGCGGTGCTATTGTTCAACAACAACGTTTAGGTCTTTTTAAAGACTATGAAACAATGGACTCTGATTCTATTATTTCTTCTGCTTTAGACATTTATGCAGATGAATCTACTATGAAAAATGAATATGGTAAAGTTTTAAATATTGAAACTGATAATGCTAATATTCACGATATTTTACATAATTTATTTTATGATGTTTTAAACATAGAATTTAATTTATGGCCATGGGTTCGTAATATGTGTAAATATGGTGACTTCTTTTTATTTATGGATATAGATGAAAAATTTGGAGTTACTAATGTTGTTCCTATGAGTCCTTATGATGTTTCACGTATAGAAGGCGAAGACCCTGAAAATCCACATATGGTAAAATATCGTATGACACCTATTGACAACGTTAAACACACCCAATATGGTGGTAGTCAAGAAGATTTAGAATCATTCCAAGTTGCACACTTTAGATTGATAAGTGATGCTAACTTTTTACCATACGGTCGTTCTACATTAGAAGCGGCTCGTAAAGTTTGGAAACAATTAACTCTTATGGAAGACGCTATGTTAATTCATAGAATTATGAGAGCTCCTGAAAAGAGAGTATTTAAATTTGATATTGGAAATATACCACCAGCAGAAGTTGAAAACTATATGCAACAAGTTGTAAATAAAATGAAGAAGACTCCTGTAATGGATAATCAAACAGGTGAGTACAATTTAAAATATAATATGCAAAACATTACAGAAGATTTCTTTATACCTGTTCGAGGAGGAGATTCAGGTACTTCTATTGACACGTTGAGTGGGTTGAATTACGATTCAGTTGATGATATTGAATATTTAAGAAATCGTATGTTAGCATCATTACGTGTACCTAAAGCCTTTCTTGGATATGAAGAAGGTGTAGAAGGTAAAGCAACTCTTGCGGCTGAAGATGTTAGATTTGCTCGTACAATAGAACGATTACAAAGAATCATTGTAAGTGAATTACATAAAATAGCTATTGTACACTTATATGCACAAGGGTTTCGTGACCAAGAGTTAGTAAATTTTGACTTAACACTTACAAACCCATCTACTATATACGAACAAGAGAAACTTGAGTTGTGGAATACTAAAACAAGTTTAGCTGACTCTATGTTAAGAGACGGATTAATGTCTTCAGAGTGGGTTTATAAGAATATTTTTGGTATGAGTGATGACGAAATCAAAGAAAATGACGAAAAAGTTATTTTTGACACAAAAACTAAGTTTAGAAAACAAACTATCGAATCAGAAGGTACTGACCCGGCAAAAGAACCTGAACAAACAGAAACAGGCGATGAAGAGATAGGTAGAAGTGGAAATGAGTTGGAAAAAAAGATAGGTAGACCACAAGAAGGGCCGAAATATAAAAAAGATGGCTCATCACGTGGTAGAGACCCTATGGGTTCACACGATTTACGTACAAGTTACGAAAAAGACAACAAAATTAAACATACTTTTAAAAACGGACCGCTGGCTTTATCACATTATGATGGGTTGATGCAGGCAATGGATAAAAATTCGAGGAAAATTCTTTCAGAATCGGAAGATTTAACAAATAATTACAAAGAAGAATTAAACTCAGAAAAATAATTTTTAATTAGGACATATTTATATATGACTTGGAAATTGGGGCTAAAATGATTAAACATAATAAAGTTAAAAACACAGCATTTTTATACGAATGTCTAACAAGACAAATAACATCAGATGTGCTATCTAATGTTGAACCTTCACCCGCTTTGGCAATAGTCAAAGAATTTTTTAAGCCTACTACTATATTAGGTAAAGAGTTAGTTCTTTATAAAGCACTAACATCTAAAAAATTAAAAAATGAAGGTAAAATAAATTATTTAGTAGATTCAGTACTTCGTGAAAGAACTAAATTAAATTTTAGTGAAATGCGTAGGGCTAAGTATAATTTAATTAAGAAGATTACTGAACACTATGAATTGAAAGATTTTTTTAGAACAAGAATTTCTGATTATAAAGACATAGCGTCTGTTTATAAATTGTTTGAAATCCAACAAACTTCTAATCCTTTCGAAGAGACAGAAATACGTTTCGTTGTTATGGAGAACTTAAAAGAGAAAAAACCTCTAAGTACAGAAAAAACTTCTGTAGTCGAAAAATTTGCAAAAGAATCTAAAGACCTAAGATTATTATCATATAAAATACTTGTAGATAAGTTTAATCAGAAATACTCAAATCTTAATGAATCACAACGTAATTTGTTAAAAACTTATATAAATAACATATCTAATACAAGTACTTTAAAAGACTTCATGGCCGAAGAAATCAAAAAGATTAAAAATGAAGTTTTAAAAATTCATCCTAAGATTGATGACAAGGTCGTTTCTATCAAACTAAAAGAATGTTTGAATGTTTTAAAGAAGTTGGACAAAGGAAACATTGTTAATGAAGAACAACTTATCACTATGATGAGGTTCTATAGTCTTTTGGATGAAATCTATGAAGCAGTCGATAAGTCGTAACGAATTAATTGAAATTATAAAAGAGATTATTCGTGAGATGAACGAAGCCTCTGTTACAGGAAATGTTGCTGGTTATGAAACACCAAATGCATTCTCAGGCGGTCTTGCTAAAAATAAAAAGAAGAAAAAAGATTTAATTAAAAGACTTCATATGAAGTTAGTTGATAAAATAGATGAGTCTTCAATAAATGAAGCAAAATATTACGAATATCGTAATGATGACACTCGTAATCCTAAACAAAAGATTTGGCATAATGTAAGAGAAGTTCGTGATAGTTTGATGAAACTTGAAAGAAGTTTAAAACACGCTATCAAGTTAAAAAATGAACAAGGGATGGATTCAAGAACTTATTATAAGTATGCTAAAAATAGTTTTCCTAAAATACAAGAAAGATTAATTAAAATGGCTAAGAGAGTTGGGGAGTTGAGCGCGTGAGTACATATAAAAAAATGATGAAAGAAGCTTTTGGTGTTGTTAAAGAAGGCAAGATTGAAGCACGTGAATTAAAACTTTATATAGAAAACGATTCTGCTTTATATAGACAAAAATTTTTACCTATTATGAGAAATCTTAGTAATCATATGGCAAAAGACAGATATAAAGATTCTCTTGCTGTAAAAGCTTTTATGTATTTAGTAGAAGCAGGTGCTAAGAAATATATTAAAGATTTCGGCGGAGACAGAAATACATTTTCTAAAAACGATAAGAAAGAAGTTGCAAAAGAATTTGTTCAAGAATTTAAAGATGCGTACGACAACGAAGAGTACGATTTTATGGGAAGAAAATAATGAAAATTTTACAAAATTATAAAAATCTTGTATCTGAATTATTTGAAGTAGATGATACAAAAATAATCAAGTATAAAGATAAAGATGGTGAAAATAAAGAGATGGCAGCAAAAAGTGCTAAAACTATGCCTGATGAACATCCTGCTAAACAAGCTTGGGATAAAGAAAAAGATAAAGAAGACGGCGGAGAAGAAGAAAAACCTTCAGGACAAAAATTAAGCGGTAGTGACTTTGATAGAGATGGCGGTGATGATAAACCAAAAGAAAAAGATGATAGTGATTCTAAAGAAGCTCCGGAAGAAGAGCCTACGTTTCGTACTTTAAACAGCCAATTTAAATCAGATGAATTAGAAAAAGTGTCTTTTGATAGAAACGCTTCTGAAGAAGCTCAAGAGATGGAAATGGAAATTGCTGATGAACTCCTCGCTCACTATAGTAAAGGTGGCGAAGACGAAGAAATGTTTGATGTGGTTACAGGTGAATCAGAAAGATTAGTTTCTATATATCAAAAAAACCGTAGAAAACCATCTAAAAGAAATTTGAAAGATTATCGTGACGAATTAATAAAAAGCATTGAAAATAGACGCGCTCAAAACCAAGGCAAGCCTATAGTTCATCAAGGTGAAAAAACATCAGATAAAAAAAGTTCCGGTACAATGGGTTCAGTAGGTGTTAGAGAACCAGGACAAGCAGGTTCCGGTATGTACGATTCTGTACAACCTAAAAACAAACCATTCTTAAAAGAACAATTAGAACGTATTGGCGGAGGAAAATACTAATGAAAATTTTAGAAAATTATAAAAAAATTGCTCAAGAATTACTTCTCGAGGTAGACGATGAGAAAATGATTAGATATAAAGACAAAGACGGTGAGTCTAAAGAGATGAAGGCAGGTTCTGCTAAGACTATGCCAACAGACCATCCTGCTAAACAACAATGGGATAAGATGCAAGATAGTGGTGATGGTAGTGACGACAAAGAAGCTCCTTCAGATAAAAAAATAGGTAAAGGTGATTTTGATAGAGATAGCGGAGATAAACCAAAAGGTGATTCGTCTACTGCATCAGAAAAAAACGAATTAGAAGCAAAGTATGATATTAAAATACCTAATGGACCACTTGATAAAGAAGATACAGAAGATGAATCTGCTTTGGACATAGCTGACGCAATAGCTAAAAAGTATGATATAAGTGCTGAATACGCTATGGAAAGAGCAAAAGAAGAAATAGGTAACTCAGAATCATATATAGAATTTGCTAAAACAATGGAAAATGATATAGAAGAAATGGCCGAAGAAGGCGGAGCTCAACCATACGATGAACCAATGTTTGACGATGACGGAATGCGTAAGCTAAGAAACAAAGATTCGGACGATGATGACCATGGAGCTATGGAAAAAGAATATAATGTTAAAATACCTGGCGGAACAATGGAACCTGATGAGAATGATGAAGATGATAATGCTAAGGAAATAGCTGACGCATTAGCTAAAAAGTATGATATAAGTAGAGAATACGCTATAGAAAGAGCAAACGAAGAAACAGATAGTAGTAATACATATTTAGAATTTGCTAAAAACTTAGAATTTGAGTTTCAAGAAATGGCAAATGAAGGTGGACACCAAAAATATGATGAACCAATGTTTGACGATGACGGAATGCGTAAGTTGAGGCATCAAGAAGAAAGCGTAAAACCTAAAAAGAAACCATTTCTAAAAGAACAATTAGAACGTTTTGGAGGAGGAAAATACTAATGAAAAAATTACTCGTAGACTATATACCTTTTGAAGTTGCTCCTGAAGCACTCAATGAAGCAATGTCTTCTAATGGTAAACTCATTGTAAAAGGTGTTTTACAAAGAGCAGAATCAAAAAATCAAAATGGAAGAGTTTATCCTTCAGAGTTACTACAACGTGAAGCAAAGAAGTATACTTCTAACTTTATAAAAGAAAAAAGAGCATTAGGTGAGTTAGACCATCCTGATAGTTCTGTTGTTAATCTTAACAACGTTTCACATAATGTATTATCAATGGATTGGAATGGTAATGATTTAATGGGTACTATAGAAGTACTTACTACACCAAGTGGAAACATTTTAAGAGAATTATTCAAATCAGGTATTAGACTTGGTATATCTTCTCGTGGATTAGGTTCTGTTGAACCAATGAAAGAAGACAAAGATGCGCAAGAAGTTCAAAGTGACTTTGAATTAATAGCGTTTGATTTTGTCTCAAATCCGTCTACACATGGTGCTTTTATGAATCCGGTCAATGAAAGTGTTAACCGCGATGAACAAATACGTTCAGGTAAATGGACAGCTGTAGACAATACTATAGGACAGATTCTTAGAGGTGAATAATGCCTGATGCTACAGGAAAAACTACCTTTGGTAGAACTGATTATAAGACTCAAGGTGTAAACTTTTTTTCTGACGACCACGTTACAGGGTTTTCTCCTTTAATGCAACTCGGTCAGAGTAAAATCAACGGAGTCTTTAACGTTAATGATGATGGTGAAGTACAACCACCAACGTTTACCGCACCAACGTTAGGTCAATTAAATACCCCACCGTTACAAGAACTTGAACAAAAAACAGCATATAATGTTGGCATAGGCGCGGTAGATTTCTTTTCAGACGAACAAGGTATGCACGTAGGCTTTACAAAAAACCAACCTCAAGGATTGAGTCTTTATATTAGAGATGGAGGTTCGTCTATTATATTTAATGGAGGCGGTGAATATAGTAGTTATGATGGCCCACAAATACCAAATGCGTTTGATGTACCAAATCAACCACTTGAACCTACAGAAAATTTAGAAGATAGGCAATCAGTTTATAATAATCCAGGCAACGCTAATGAAGATGTATTTGCTTCATCTGCTTTACCCGGACAAGTAAAGTCCGGAACGCCTAACTACGATTCTTATAATGCCCCTCCTGAACCAATGTTAGATTTTTTTACACAAATAGGGAGTGTATATTCGTTAGGCGGAAGAACAGATAAAGAAATTCCGGAACCGCCGGCACCACCAAACTTTGCTCAAATGGCATTTCAACATAATAGAGCAATGACTAATTCTCGAGGCGGGGGTATAGAATCTGTTCTTGTATCAAACCCGAAAGGCAAAACGAACATAGCAGTTGGAATAGGGATTGAAGCTACAGGAGGCGGAGAACAAAATTTACAAGCATTATCAGAACCCGCAAATGTTGAGAGTACTTTAGATAGTGCATTAAATAACATTAACTCTAATTATAATAATAACATAAACGGAATTTTATAATGAGTAAACAAAAGTTAAATGAAAACCCAGCAGTAATAGCAACAGCAGCTCGTATGGCTATACAAAATGCAGATGGTAAGAAAGTATCTGTTAATACTGCTCGTCAAACTAACTATGCTTCAAAAGACCCTGCCGCTCATAAAAAAGCTAAAAGTATATTTCAAAGAATTAAAGATAAAATTAGTAAGAAAAAAGATAAACCTAAAAAGGATAAGCCGATGTCAAAGAAAGATTCAGATTTTTATGCAAGACAATACGGCGGTAAAGTAGAAGCAATAAGCGCATTAATTGAAAAGAATGTTCCTACTGATGCAAGTAAGTGGTCTTATTACAAAGGACAAGCAAAAAAGAAATTTGATGTTTATCCATCAGCTTACGCAAATGCATGGGCCGCTAAAAAATATAAAGCCGCAGGTGGTGGGTGGAAAAAAGAATCTGTTGAACTTGAAGAAGGCACTAAGATTCAAGTACAAGGACTCGGAATGTATGATGATAAAACTCTTAAAAAGAAAATCATACAATTATCAACTGACTTACAAAAGAACGCTAAGAAAGGTGATTGGAGTAAAGCATCAGAAAACGGTATTAGAGCATTAGGTCGTATGTGGAAAGCATATCAAGATTGGTCAAGAAATAACGAATCCGTAAACGAAAATCTACTTAAACAAATTAAACAAGCAGAAAAGATAGCTAAATCAATGAGTGGTAATATGACAGGAGCTGTTAAAGCAATTGAAAAGATTAAAAAAGGTTTATCTAAAGATAAGAAAGTAAGAAATGCTCTTAAATTAGCTAATGAATCTGTAAAAGAAAGTAAAACTTCTAATATGATGAAAGCTATTCGTAAACATGGAACTGCAGGACCGTGGGATATTATTGTAAGTAAAAATAACAAGATAGTAAAACGAGTATCTGTACAAAATTTAAAAGAGATACCAGCAGAGATGGCTGATGTAAAGAAAAAACATCCAAATCATAAAATTGGTATAGAAGCCAAAAGTGGCAAGATAGCTTATAAAGAACAAGTTTTAAATGAAAGAATAAAAACTGCTTTTATGGTACACCCTGAAGACCCTGACAAAACAGAAAGACATTGGGTAAAAGTATTTAACGAACTTGCTCAAGGACATCCAAGTCCAATCGATTACGGCCCAAGAGAAACTCATATGTATGATTGGAACGACAGAAGAAATTATGAATTAGCAATAAGCGAGTATAACAAGATGATGAATAAAATTGCTAATGGTCTTAACAAATCACTTGACCAAATGAATAACATTTGGAAAGAGTGGGATAAAATATATAAAAAGTATCTTAAAAAAGACGGGAGAAAATAATGGTCAAGTTAAAAAATATAATAAACGAATCAGCACCTGGCTATGAAAATAGAAAATTTGGTGACCCGTTACCTACATTAGCAGATGTAGCTAAAAAATATAATGAAAATAAAAAAACTATTTCAGAAAAAAAAGAATTAGGCAGTGCTTATATTGAATCTATAAGAATGCTTACTGATAATAATAATCACACAAGAGCAAGAGCAGAACTTGCAAGACAAATTGGTGATAAAAGAGTTATAAAAGCATACGAAGGTTTAATGTATGTAGAAGATTTATTAAGACAAGCAAATGAAACTATAAAAGCAAGAACTAAATTAGACAAAATTTTATTTGCAAGGTCAAAGAAAGTTTTTAGTAATCACGATATAATTATGAGTGTATTTTAATGATTAAGTTATCAGAAATGTTTAATCAAATGCAAGTGTATTCAAACCCACAAGCAACACCTTTTAAACCAAAAGTTGAAGAAGATTTTGATGCTGTTCCTGCTAAATGGAGTAGTGCAGAAGCTAAACAAATGATGGATAACGATGTAAAGAAGATGTCAAAGATTTTAGGAAAAGCATCATATGAAATAATTAAGATGATGATGGATGGCGTTAAAAATGATAAATACGATGCGATGGATATTATACGTGGAATTGAAACAGGCGCTTTGAATAGAACACACGAAGGTGAAAGACCTTTTATGAAAATGTTATGGCGTAAAGTTAGAAAAGAATTTAGAAGATACTTACCAAAAGGTAAATTGAGGAGATAAGAAATGGCAACAGCAGATGTAGGTGGAATACACCGAACACAGAGAAGTAGGTCTCATAGTCCAGGTGACTACAACAAAGTAACATACGTAGGACCAAATTCAACGTATTTTGCGACCGGTTCAGAAGCAGGTGCTGCAGGATTTATTATTGAAAATGCTACAAACGTAGTAATAAATTGTTCAAACAGCGGCACACTAAATGGTAATCAATGTTTAGTAAAAACGGTTTATCCTGTAGGAGTGTATTCAGTAACAATAGGTGCTACAGGTAAAGTACACGTATTACATAGATAAAGGAAATTATAATGAAACTTAAAGATATATTAAAAGAAAGTTCAGTTCTCGTTAGCCCTATTAAAACTATAAAACCTGTCGGTACCATTGAGATGGCTACTATGGTCAACGAAGACGAGCAACAAGAATCAAAGAAAATTGATACAGACTCATTTCTTGGTATGGTTAATAGATTTGGTCGTATTGGCGAAGACATTAAAATAAATGATTTACGTAGCATTGCTAATGTACTAAAGAATGTTGCTGAAACAGCACAGATACATACAGAATCTCTTCAAGAAGATTGGTTTGACAGAGTAACCGTTTCACGTAATATGAAAGAATTAAATACTCATTCAAAACAATTTAGTAAGATTGCAGAAGAAGCCGCAAGTCTTCAAGAACGTATGCAGGGTCTATATGAAGATATGGGTAACATAATGGGTCGTTATTATGAGATAAGCGAAGACATTACAGAAGATGATGAATATGAAAAATTCTTTCAGTCTGCTTTAAAGAAATTTGATGCAAGTTCACCTGCTGATATGGATAACGACAAGAAAAAGAAATTTTTTAACTATGTAGATAAAAACTACGATGCGAAGGATGAAAAAGACTAATGGTATATGTAAAGGTTGACAAAAGAAAAAGTATTGAAAAGGCAATTTCAATATTTAAACGAAAAGTAAAAGAATCGGGTATTCTTTTAGAGTTACGTGAAAGACAAGAATTTAAAAAGCCAAGTGCGGTAAAAAGAAAAAAACGAGCACAAGCTAAAGCTCGTATGAGACAAAGAAAAGAAAAAAGACCAACTAAATGGTTATAAAACTTTTTCTTTATATATTTATATAAAAACAAATACACTTTCGTACTTCCGTACATCATAAAGTGTACCAATAGAGAAATTCTATAATAGTTTAAAATAACTATTTTAATTCCAAATTCCGTAAGGAGAATAGTAATGGATGATTTATTAAAAGATGCCATTGCAGATGCCAAAGCAGTTCGTGAAACAGCTATTACTAATGCTAAGTTAGCGTTAGAAGAAGCTTTCACACCTAAACTTCAGAATATGCTTTCACAGAAAATTCAGAACGAAATCGAAATTGACGAAGATGAACACGAAGATGAAGATGTCGAAGAAGAAATGGATGATGAAGAAGCAGAAGAAGGTCGTGGCGATATGAGACGCGACGGTGATGAAGTTGAAGAAGATGGTCACGAAGATAGTGAAGAGGTAGATGAGTCTGAGATAATCGAAATCGATGGTGTAAAGTATGCACCTGTAGTCGCTGAAGAAGAACACGAAGATGAGATGGACGAAGAAGAAGGCGAAGACATGGAAAAATCTGCCGATGAAGATGAACTTGACCTTGAAGCTGTTATTAAAGAGCTTGAATCTGAACTTGACGAAGATGCCGACCTTGAAGAAGGACGTAATGATAAAGACGAAAAAGATGAAGTCAAGGAAGAAGACGAAGACGATAAAGCTAAAGACGAAGTGAAAGAAGAAGAAGAGGACGATGATTCTAAAGATGAAGTTAAGGAAGACTCTGAGTTTAACTTAGACGAAATACTTGACGCTCTTAAAGAAGAAGACGAGCCTAAAGAAGACGAAGTTTCTGAAACTTCTAAACTTAAAGCTGAGTTAGAAGAAACTCGTGCAGCAGTCAAATTTATGAGAGACAAGCTAAACGAAGTTAATCTACTTAATGCTAAGCTTCTTTTCACAAACAAGCTTTTCCGTGCACATGGCCTAAACAATGAGCAAAAAATGAAAGTTGTTGAAACTTTCGACAGAGCAACAAATCTAAGAGAAGTCAAGTTGGTTTATTCAACAATGGCTGAAACTTTTGGAAATGGTGCTAAAAACAATATTAAAGAATCAAAAGGCTCAGCTTCTAAAGCTGTTGCGTCAACAAAGAGTGAAAAACAAACAGAAGTAATTTCTGAAGGTTCAGCTCTTCGCAACAGATTCAAGAAGTTAGCCAACATCATTTAAGGGGAATTAAAATGCCTAATTATGACAACATTAATGACTTAATGAGTGCTCAATCTCCGCAAGCTGAATTGTTGAAACACACAAGAAAGCTTACAGAGAAATGGGAACCAACAGGTCTACTTGATGGAATCAATGATGAAACTAAGAAAAGTAGTATGTCCGTACTTCTTGAAAACCAGGCTTCACAGCTGGTTAAAGAAGCTTCACAGACATCTACTGGCTCACAAAAAGAAGAATGGTCAGGTGTGGCTCTTCCATTGGTTCGTAGAATCTTTGGTGAATTAGCTGCTCAAGACTTCGTAAGCGTTCAGCCTATGAATCTTCCAAGTGGACTTATTTTCTATCTTGATTTCAAATACGGCTCCGGTAACGGGCTTGCTTCCACAGGTGGCGACATCTTTGGTAACACATCAGGTTCAGGCGACGCAAGTGGCGGACTTTATGGTGCAGGTAAATTCGGATACTCTATGAAAGAACTATCCCAAACCGTAGCACATACAGATGGTGCACAAACGCTAGCACAAGATAAATACATAACCGGTTCAGTAGACCAAGAAGATACTGATTTCGAACCTTCTTTATCAAGTTCTTTAAGTACTTTGATAAAAGTTAGTATTCGTAAACAGGATTTAGACAACGTTGATGTAGACGCTGTAAGGTCTTTTGAATTAGTAGGAGATAGTGTAACAACTCAGTATCCTGCTTATACAAAGTACGACGGTAATGATACTATTTCTTTCGTTATCGCTCCACCAGCAACATCCGGTGTATATGGTGCTCACGTAACATCATCTATTGCAGTTAAATTTTCAAAAGAAACTTCTGCTACAAGCAGAGGCGATTTTGAAGACCTCACCGCAAATGAACCAACACCAGATGACTTGAGTATACCTCAGGTAGACATCCAAATGAAATCAATTCCGATTGTCGCTAAGACACGTAAATTGAAAGCAGTTTGGACACCTGAATTAGCTCAAGACCTTAACGCTTATCATTCAGTTGATGCTGAAGCTGAGTTAACATCTATGCTTTCTGAGTACGTTTCTATGGAAATCGATTTAGAAATCCTTGATATGTTAATGGCTAACGCTTCTGCTAAGACAGATAGATGGTCTGCTAAAGTTGGATTTGAATGGGATGGCGGAAACGTTTTCGCTGAATCTTCAGGTAACTCAAATGCTTACACTAAAGGCGAGTGGTTCCAAACACTTGGAAACAAAATACAAGCCGTTAGTAATGCTATTCATCAAAAAACACTACGTGGTGGTGCTAACTTTATTGTTGTGTCTCCTGAGACAGCTACAATAATTGAGTCTATTCCAGGCTACGCTGCATCTACAAACGGTGATGCGATGAATAACAAGTATGCAATGGGTGTACAACAAATGGGTGCATTAAATAACAGATATACGGTTTACAAGAACCCTTATATGTTAGAGAATCAGATACTATGTGGTTTCAGAGGAAGTAATTTCTTAGAAACAGGTGCTGTATATGCTCCATATATTCCGTTAATTATGACACCTCTTGTGTATGACCCGGTCAACTTTACTCCACGTAAAGGTGTAATGACTCGTTATGCTAAGAAGATGGTTCGTCCTGAGTTCTACGGTAAAGTCATCGTTGCAGACGTTGATATGGTGTAAGTTTAAGTTAAACTTATACACTTTAAAGATTAAGCCCCTCTTTTGGGGCTTTTTCTTTTTTTACAACCTTCAGAAACTTAATAGTTTTATATTTATATATGACAAAAGACTTTTGGAGAAATAAATGGCACAATTACCAATTTGGGCTGGTTCGAGTAATTTTAGTAGTAGTCAAACACCATATGGATTTTATGATTCAGATTCAGAATTTTCAGGTTCAGGTGTACATTCTGTAGATAGATTTTCTGATTGGGCTGCTAAAAGACTCGGATATCCTATTATAGATGTAGAAATGCAATCAGGCTCTTTTTATGCCTGTTATGAAGAATCTATTACTGAATATTCAGCACAAGTAAATCAATTTAATATCAAAGATAATCTATTATCTTTACAAGGACAATCTACAGGCTCAAATTTAACACACAGACCTGTTACAAATTCTTTCGGCAGATTCATAACTCTTTCAGAACAATATGGTACTGAAGCAGGTGTTGGTGGTACGGTAGATTTCAAAACAGGCTCTATTGACATTGTTAGTGGCTCACAAGAATACGATTTAAATACATTATGGACAAACGTTTCAGAAAGTGTAGCTTCTTCAGGTAGTGGCATAGAAGTTAGAAAAGTTTTTTATGAAGGCCCTGCAGCAGTCAATAAATATTTTGACCCTTATGCGGGTGTTGGTAGTAATAATATGAATATGTTAGACGCTTTTGGTTGGGGAAATTTTTCTCCTTCAGTACAATTTTTGATGATGCCTATGTATTCTGATTTGCTAAGAATACAAGCGATTGAATTAAACGACCAAATAAGAAAATCAGCATATACATTTGAATTGATTAACAATAAATTAAGAATTTTTCCAAGACCATTAGAAAACTATAAATTACATTTTAAATATCTGATTAAAGATGACAGAGGTAATCCGTTAAAAGGTGATAGTGTAGGAAGAGTTAGTGATATTAGTAATGCTCCGTATGACAATATGGAGTTTAGACATATAAATGATGTTGGTAAACAATGGATAAAGAAATATGCTTTAGCTCTTTGTAAAGAATTATTAGGAACGATACGAAGTAAATATGCTTCAGTTCCTATACCAGGCGGTGATGTCTCAATGGATGGAGATACGTTAAGAAATGAAGCCGCTTCAGAAAAAGAAACTTTAGTAACACAACTTAGGGAAATATTAGAACAAACAAGTAGAAAAGCAATGATGGAATCAGAACGAGATGAAGCTGAAGCGTTGCAAGAAAAACTTAATAAAGTTCCATACCCTATTTACATAGGATAATAAAATGGCAGGACGCTTTCTCTCAACAAGAGATAACAACTTCTTTCATAAAGTTAATAAAGAACTTCTTGGTGACCCTGTGAACGGTAAAGACGGAATCATAGACCAAGAAGTTGTTGTATATCAACTTGACGCTGGTGAAACTCCAACTGATATGTATGGAGAATCAGCATCCGGTAAATCTTGGAAACCGGGTGTCACATTGAATTGTTTAATTGAAGCTGAAGATTTTGATTTCAATACTGATGAGTTTGGACCGGACAGAAATCAAAATGTTACCTTTTCTTTTCTAAGAGATTCAATTTTAGATGCAAAAATTGTTATTAGTTTAGGTGATGTAGTTAATTGGAATTACGCATATTGGACTATTTCTAATTTAAATGAAAATCAGTTAGTAGGAGGTATGCAGAATCAAAACTTTTCAGTAATAGCATCAGGATATCTAACACGAATAAGTAGTTTAGGCATTGAACAAGTGAGGACAATATAATGGCAGGTAGACAAGTAGAGCCAAAGTTATCAAGACCTATAGAATATACAGAAAAACGTAAAGTAAATAGGTCTCGTGAATTAAGAAGAGATGATGATAGTCTTAAAAAGAATTATTCAATTACTCTTATGGACCACGATGCGGCTGTTATGTATTATTTTAATGAAGTAATAAGACCCGCAGTTGAAGAAAATGGTAATCAAGTTAAAGTTCCTATTATGTATGCTAATCCTGAAAGATGGGCTGCAGTTAGAAAATCAGGGTGGATGCAAGACAGAAATAAAAAAAGAGTTATACCTGTTATAGCATTTAGACGAGTCTCTGTTGAAAAAGACCCAAATTATTCTATTGATAAGTTAGATGCTAATAAGCCAAGACTCAATTATCAATTTCAAAAAAAATATTCTGTAAATAACAGATACGATTTAATGAGTGCTATGAATGGTGCTGAGCCAAGTCAAGAATTTCATTCTGTAACTATGCCGGATTATATGATTATGAATTATGAAGCTATCATATGGACAAACTTCACAGACCAAATGAATAGAATTATAGAAAAGATTAATTTTACTGATGGCTCATATTGGGGTGACCCTGGAAAATTTAAATTTCGAGCAAGTATAGATAGTTTTCAAGATGCATCAGAGTTTGAACAAGAACGATTAATTAGAACTAATTTTAGTTTTACTTTTAATGGGTATCTACTGCCTGAAGAATTTAATGGCGTATCTAACACACAGAGAGGATTTTCTCCAAAGTTTGTTACAAACTTTTCAGAAGCATCAAGTAATCTAAAGCAAACATTAGATAATGAAGATTTAAATGATAACAAATATAACTTTCCACAGCAAGGCGGAATTGAGAGTCAAGTATAGGAGAGGCTAATGCCTGATGCGAGAGATTTTTTAAGAGTTAACCAAATAGGACCACAAGAAGATTTAGAGTTCACTAATTCAAATGGCGGGCCAACTCTTTACGTTATGAGAGGCACAGGTCAGCCATCAAGTTCTGCAGATGATAACGCAATCGTTACTTATGGTTATCTTAAAGGAAACTTTGTAAACAGACAAGTATATTTGTCCGGTAGCCAATCGTCTTCTCTTGATTCTGATGGAAATCAATTTTATCAAGTTACTTTCAAACCAACAGGTTCACAAAGAATAAACACAGATAGTTTAGAAGTATATTTAAACGGATTAAGTTTACGACAAAATGAAAATTCAAATGCACACTCTTCAGACTACTTTGTATCAGGTACAGATAAAGTTGTAATATATAATATTACAGGTTCATATGGATATCGTCTAAAAGACGAAGATAAATTAAAAATAAAATTTACTCAAGGATTCTAATGGCAAACTCAACGGAAATACGAAGAATCTTAATAAATTCTATAGTGTCTGTAAATGATGAAAATAATGTTTCTGAAGTATTAGGATTCAGACATACATTAAATGGTAGTTTAAAGCCTTTTAATTTACATTTAACAAGTAGTTTATCAGAAAACAATACTGATATAATCACGCAAAATTATGTTAATACTCTTATAAAAGATAGAGAAGAAGTTCTTCCTAAACAACAAAGAAGGTCTGATTCTACTACACAAGTTTATAATATAGATGTTCCTACAGGACAAGCAATAGTTACAGGAAGTGTTTCTTTAAAAATAAATGGTTTAGAACAACAAACTACTGAAGACCAAAAAACACACAGGGTTAGTGGTTCAGATTATTTTTTATCCGGGTCAAGATTTGAACAATTAGTTTTATATAAACCACGTGGTGACCATAGTGGAATCTTAGTAGATAACTCGGATACCTTACTAATTAAGTATAGAGCGGAGACGATAATTGGCTAAAATAGATTTAACAAGACAAGCAAAAGCACCACAACAAGCGGGACAATTTTTAAGAACTACAAATGTAACGAGTTCTTTAACAAGTGAATACGGGTGGGAAACAGCTGACTTTAATTTTACAGGTTCATTTACAGGGTCTTTTTCAGGTTCGTTTGAGATTGATAGAATACACGGACTTGGAATAGTTAGTAGTTCTGCACAAACAAAAGCAAATCTACCTGCAAGTACTATAAGTTCTTCTGCACAATTAGCATCACAAATAAGTGGCTCTTTTTCAAAAGCACATTTAGCCGCAAAAATACCTAATCTGATAAGTGGCTCAGACCAACTAATAGATTTGTTGCCGAAAGGAATTCGTTCAGGTTCACAAGCAAATTTAGATTCAGACTCACAGCTATTGACTTTTAATGCGTCAACTTACGGATTATCTATCACAGGCGGAAATTCAGTAGACTTATCAGGCCTTTCAGGAGGCGGTGGCAGTGGCGGTGGCTCAGGATTAGCAATAACTGCTTCATTTTCCGGAAGTATCTTGAGTTCTAATTCAAGGACATTTGATTTTCACGGTGACGCAATGACTGCAACAAATAATGGTAATGCTATAAGTATATTTGCTACGACAGGTTCTCGTGTAGTAACTAACAACGTAACGGCTTCGATGTTTTTACTAAGACCAATCGTAGGTGCGACACCTACTGCAACAGGCGGTGGCATAATGTATAGTGGTAGTGCTTTTTATGTAGGACTTTGATAGATGATGACACAATTTTTTAAAAACATAATATTTATAAGTGAAGATGAATAGCCGAATTAGGGGAGAAAAGTAATGGCAAATTGGAAAAAAGTAATCGTTTCAGGCTCAAATGCAAGTCTGAATAATGTAACTGCGAGTTACTTTAAAGGAGACGGTTCAGCATTAACGGGTGTAACAGCCGCAGTTGATATTGACTCTTTATCTGCTGTAACAAGTTTACATCAGACAGAAGACCACTTTATTGTTTCAGATAATGGTACTGAAAAGAAGATAACATTTAGTAATGTAGAAGATGGTGTATTCGGAAATGTTAGTGGAGATGCAACAATCGCAGCAGGTGGTGCATTAACAATCGCCGCAGATTCAGTTGAAAACTCTATGTTGGCAAACATCACAAGAGGTAGTATTAAAGTTGGTGGCGGTTCAAATGCTCCTACTGATTTAGATGCAAAAACATCAGGACAGATTTTAGTTGGTGATGGAACAGATATTGCTTCAGTAGCAGTTAGTGGAGATATTGCATTAGCTTCAAACGGTGCTATGACAATACAAGCTAACTCAGTTGCTTTAGCGACAGATACTACAGGCGATTATGTTCAGAACATAACAGCAGGTACAGGTATTTCATCTACAGGTGCTACAAGTGGTGAAAATATCGCACACACATTGAATGTCGATATGTCGGGATTATCTTCTGCAACAATAGGAGCTGGTACATCAGAAGTGACTATCGGTGATAATCTTACCATTAATGGTGACTTAACAATCTATGGTGATACGGTTCAACAACAAGTTTCAAATTTATTAGTAGAAGATAAATTTATTTTACTTAATAGTGGTTCTGCCGCAGGTGATGGTGGTATTGTAGTACAAACTAACGCATCTTACGCTGGCGCCGCTTTAGTATTTGATGACGACATTAACAGATGGGCAGTAGGTGCGGAAGATAAATTAGCACATAATGCGACATCAGTAGATGCTTCAGCAGCAGGATTTCAATACATAGTATCTGTTTCAGGTTCAGCTTTAGACCCAAATGATGGTGCTAATCCAAATGATTTTGGAACAGCCGCAGGTAGTAGAATAGGTATGATGCACGTAAATACAGCAACAGGTGATATATTTATTTATTCATAAAATAGAAGATAAAGGTTACATATGGGATTAATAGACAAGGTTGACCCTAAACGTAAGAAAACGACAAGGTCAAAACCAAAAACAGCAATGAACACACCAAATAGTGTTTTAGACTTAGAAAAAAAACATATTGAGTGGTTATTAAGAACAATAGGAGATTCAGTATCACTAAGAGGTTCTGATTTACAAGTTGCGATTGATTCAGTTCAATGGTTACAAAGTGAGTACAAGAGGCTAACAGGATGAAATTCGATATAGCTGAGTTAGATTTTATAAAAGAGTGTATTTATAATTCTACAATAAAAGGAAAAGATTCACTTTTTGTAGGAGCAGTATTAAATAAAGTTTTTAAGGAAGTAAGTAGACTTAAAAACTTAGAAGAAAAAAAAGAAGTAATTAGTAAGTAGTAGTAGTATAGTCTATATTGGCCCGTTAAGGGAAGTGGGCTTCAAAAGAAGTAACCAACCGTATAGTAGGAGAAGTAGTAGATGCCAAATTGGAAAAAAGTAATAACATCAGGCAGTAATGCCGTACTAAACGAAGTTACAAGTAGCGGTAATGTACAGATTAATGGTGCATTTACCGTAACTCAAACTTCGACTTCTATAACCGGTGCTAATAACATTGACTTATCTGCAAAGAACAATTATAATCTTACTTTAACCGGTAACGTTACTTTAACTCCAACCGCCTTATCAGGCCGTGAAGGACAAAGTGGACTTATCGCACTAATACAAGATAGTTCAGGTGGTCATTCAATAACATTAAATTCATTGTTTAAAACCCCTCGAGGAGATTCTATATCATTTGACACATCCGCCAACGGCATTTCTTTAATGTCGTATTACGTGGTCAACACAAGTAACGTGGCAGTCAACTATTTAGGCCCGTTTTCATAATGAACTAAGGGATAGTTATGGCAAACGGCGCTTTTGGGTTTCTTGACGAATTAAAATTCAGCACAGAGTTTAATACAACTAAGGCTACTAATACCACCAGGTCTACAACTTTAGCAACTGCTACGAAATTAGCAACTGCGACTTCACAAAGTACTATAACAACTTTTAATACTACAAAAGAAACTATAACAACTTTTAATACTACTAAAAATACCACATCAACTTTTAATACTACAAAAGAAACTACTACTGAATATAGTACATCAAAAGTAACATCAACAACTTTTAATACTACTAAAAATACTATAACTACTTTTAATACGATTACAACGTATGATACTGCTACTACTTTAGCAACTGCTACTTCAAAAAACACTACTACAACTTTTAATACTACAAAAGAAACCACCACGACCTATAATACCACATTATCAACTGCAACAACTTTAGTTACTTCGACTTCAAAAGTAACTGCAACAACTTTTAATACTACGAAGAGTACCATCACCACGTTTAATACTATTACTACTTTTAACACCGCTACTACTTTAGAAACTTCAACATCGAAGGTAACTTCAACAACTTTTAATACTACTAAAAACACTATAACCACGTTTAATACAATCACTACATATGAAACTATTACTACGTATGAAACTTCTAAGTCAACTATTACTACTTACAATACTACAAGGTCAACATCAACATCAATAGCTACGAGTACTTCAAAAGTAACTGCAACAACTTTTAATACTACGAAGAGTACCATCACCACGTTTAATACTATTACTACTTTTAATACAATAACAACTTACGAAACTTCGAAGTCAACTATTACAACCTTTAATACTACAACAACTACCATTACAACTTTTGAGACTTCAAAAACTACTATTGAACAGAGGACTACTTCAACATCGAAGGTAACTTCAACAACTTTTAATACTACTAAAAGTACTATTACAACGTTTAATACCATTACCACATATGATACTGCTACTACTTTAGCAACTGCTACTTCAAAAAACACTACTACAACTTTTGAAACTTCGAAGACAACTACAACCACTTATAATACTTCTAAGTCAACTATAACAACTTATAATACTACTTTAGCTACAGCAACAACTTTAGTTACTTCAACTTCAAAAGTAACTTCAACAACTTTTAATACTACTAAAAACACTATTACAACTTTTAATACAATCACTACATATTCAACTATTACTACGTATGAAACTTCGAAAACAACTACTACAACTTATGAAACTTCTAAGTCAACTATTACAAAGTATGCTACAACATTAGCAACTATTGAACAAAGAAGTACTTCAACATCGAAGGTAACTTCAACAACTTTTAATACTACTAAAAGTACTATAACTACTTTTAATACGATTACAACGTTTAATACAATAACAACTTATGAAACTTCGAAGACAACTATTACTACTTTTAATACCACATTAGCAACCTCTACTTCAAAAAGTACATCTACTTCAAGAAATACTATTACTACTTACAACACCACATTATCAACTATTGAACAAAGAAGCACTTCAACATCGAAGGTAACTTCAACAACTTTTAATACTACTAAAAACACTATTACAACTTTTAATACAATCACTACATATTCAACTATTACTACGTATGAAACTTCTAAGTCAACTATAACAACTTACAATACAACATTAGCAACTATTACTTCTAAGTCTACGATTACTTCAAAAACAACTATTACAACTTTTAATACTACGAAGAATACTATTACTACATTTAATACAATTACTACATACGATACTGCAACAACATTGGCAACTGCTACTTCGAAGTCTACTACCACAACGTTTGAAACTTCAAAAACAACTACTACAACTTTCAATACAATTACAACGTTTAATACAATAACAACTTATGAAACTTCGAAGACAACTATTACAACTTATAACACAACATTATCTACTATTGAACAGAGGTCTACTTCAACATCTAAAGTAACTTCAACTACATTCAACACTACTAAAAGTACTATAACTACTTTTAATACTATTACTACGTATGCGACTATAACAACTTATGAAACTTCAAAAACTACTACTACTGCATATGCTACAATAACTACTTTTGAAACAATTACTACGTTTGAAACAAATACAACAACTATTACAAAGTACGAAACTTCAAAAACTACTATTGAACAAAGAAGTACTTCAACATCTAAAGTAACTTCAACAACTTTTAATACTACCAAAAGCACTATAACTACCTTTAATACAATTACTTCATTCATTACAACTACAACTTATGAAACTTCTAAGTCAACTATTACGACTTACAATACAACATTAGAAACCATTACAACTTTTGAGACTTCAAAAACTACTATTGAACAAAGAAGCACTTCAACATCGAAGACAACTTCAACTACATTCAATACACAGAAAAACACTACTACAACTTTTAATACAATTACTACTTATTCAACTATTACAACCTATAATACTTCTAAAACAACCATTACTACTTTTAATACAAGTAAAAATACTATTGAAACACGAAATACAATTACTTCGAAAACAACTATTACAACCTATAATACTTCTAAAACAACCATTACTACTTTTAATACAATAACAACTTATAATACTGCTACAACATTGGCAACCGCTACTTCAAAGTCTACTACTACAACTTTTGAAACTTCGAAGACGACTATAACTACTTTTAATACTATTACTACGTATGCGACCATTACTACGTATGAAACTTCTAAGTCAACTATTACAAAGTATGCTACTACACTATCGACTGCAACATCAAGAATTACAAGTACATCGAAGGTAACTTCAACAACTTTTAATACTACTAAAAGCACTATAACTACCTTTAATACAATTACCACTTATTCAACTATCACAACTTTTAATACCTCTAGGTCAACTATTACCACTTACAATACTACTTTAGCAACATCAACATCAAGAAGCACTATTACCTCAAAGACAACTACTACTACTTATAATACTTCTAAAAATACTTTAGAAACAAGGTCAACCTCAACATCAAAGACAACATCAACAACTTTTAATACCACTAAAAGCACTATAACTACTTTTAACACCATTACTACGTATGCGACCATAACAACTTTTAATACTTCCAGGTCAACTATTACGACTTATAATACTACTTTAGCAACATCAACATCAAGAAATACTGCTACTTCAAGAATTACGATTACAACGTATAATACAAGTAAAAATACAATAGAAACACGGGCTACTTCTACTTCAAAAAATACTATTACTACTTACAACACAAGTAGAAATACTATTGAACAAAGAGCAACTTCGACTTCAAAAAATACTATTACTACTTATAATACTACCAGGAGTACTATTGAAACAAGAAATACAATTACTTCAAAAACAACTATCACAACGTTTAATACAATAACAACTTATACTACCTCAACAACTTTTGAAACAAGTAGAAATACTTTAGAAACAAGAGCTACATCAACTTCAAAAAATACTATTACTACTTACAACACAAGTAGAAATACTATTGAACAAAGAGCAACTTCTACTTCAAAGAATACCATAACAACGTATAACACTACCAGGAGTACTATTGAAACAAGAAATACAATAACTTCAAGAATTACTATTGAACAAAGAAGCACCTCAACTTCAAAAAATACTATTACTACTTACAACACAAGTAGAAATACAATAGAAACAAGAGCTACTTCTACTTCAAGAAATACTATTACTACTTACAACACAAGTAGAAATACTATTGAACAAAGAGCAACTTCTACTTCAAAAAATACTATTACTACTTATAATACTACTTTAAGTACTATTGAAACAAGAAACACTATCACTTCAAAAAGTACTATTGAACAAAGAGCAACTTCTACTTCAAAGAATACTATTACTACTTATAACACAAGTAGAAACACATTAGAAACAAGGGCTACTTCTACTTCAAAAAACACTATTACAACTTACAATACAACATTAGCAACTATTGAATCACGAAATACAATTACTTCGAAAACTACTACAACAACGTATAACACTACCAGGAGTACTATTGAAACAAGAAACACTATCACTTCAAAAAGTACCATAACAACTTATGCTACTACTTTAAGCACTATTGAGACACGAAGCACTTCAACTTCAAAAGTAACTTCAACAACTTTTAATACTACTAAGAGTACTATAACTACTTTTAATACAATTACTTCATTCATTACAACTACAACTTATGAAACTTCAAAGTCTACTATTACTACTTACAACACTACCAGGAGTACTATTGAAACAAGAAACACTATCACTTCAAGAATTACGATTACAACGTATAATACAAGTAAAAATACAATAGAAACAAGAGCTACATCTACTTCAAAAAACACAAGTACCGCATATGCTACAAGTACTTCAAAAAATACTATTACTACTTACAACACAAGTAGAAATACAATAGAAACAAGAGCTACTTCTACTTCAAAAAATACTACTACTTCATATGCAACACTTACAACTTATAGTACAACAACAACTTTCATTACTACTAAAGCTACTGCTACAATAACAACTTATACAACAACCTACACAACTTCTACGGTGATGGTTACAAACAAAAGTACAATAGAAACAAGAGCTACTGCAACTTCAAAAAACACTACTACAACTTTCATTACATCAAAGAATACCATTACCGCGTTTAATACAATAACAACCTACTCTACCGTGACGGAGTATAATACCACAAGAACAACTTCTACTTCGAGAAACACTTCTACCGTTTATAACACATCAAAAAATACTCAGACAACAACGGATGTGACTACTACGTATTATACGTACTTCATCACAGCAAAGAATACTTATAAACTAACTTACTATGCTACAGCTACTTCGAAAACTACGACCTACATCACATCTTACTCAACGTGGGTAGGCTATGGAAATGGGCCTGGAGGTTCACCTGTTAGAACTACTTCTAAGAATACTTCAAGAACTACAACTTTTAATACTATTACAAAACATTATACTTTCTTTATAACAAACAAAACAACTTATAGGCTCACTTCGAGAACAACTGCATCAGCATTTAACACAAGTACAACTTTTAATACTACTAAAAATACTACTACTATTTTTAATACATCAACGAGGTTTAATACGTTAAAATTAACAGCAGAATCAAGGGCTACTGCTACTTCAAAAAATACTCTTACTCAGTATAATACATCGAAAACGGTTACTACTACTTTTAATACAATAACAACTTACTCTACTATTACGTTTTATAACACAAGTAGAAATACAATAGAATCAAGAAATACAACACAAAGTGTGCTAACTATAACATCTTATAATACATCAATATCAACTATTGAAACAAGAAATACAATTACATCGAAGACAACTTCTACCGTTTTTAATACAATTACAACTTACACCACTTCAACAACTTTTAATACTACTAAAAATACCACTACCGTTTTTAATACAATTACTTCAAAAAATACTATAACAACTTTTAATACAATAACAACCTACACCACTTCAACAACTTTTAATACTATTAAAGAAACTACAACTACGTATTCTACACTTACAACGTATAGTACAATAACAACTTTTAATACTACAACGACTACAATCACAACTTACAATACTAATACAACAACTATTGAAAAACGTGCTACTTCTACTTCAAAAAGTACAATAACAACTTTTAATACTAATAAAAATACCGTAACTCAATACACTACGATTACTACGTATTCAACTATTACAACGTATAATACCACAGCAAGTACTACTACTTCATATGCAACACTTACAACGTATAGTACAACAACAACTTTTAATACAAACACAACTACCACTACTACATATTCTACAACTACAATTTATAGTACAATAACAACTTTTGCTACTACTAAAAATACCATAACTACCTTTAATACAATTACTGCATATATTACAAGTACAACTTTTGCTACTACTACAACTACACTTACTACCTTTAATACGATTACAGCATATTCGACTACTACTTCGTATGCTACACTTACAACGTATAGTACGATAACAACTTTTAATACTACAAAAACAACAGAAACTATTTTTAATACAATAACAACCTACACTACCTCAACAACTTTTAATACTACTAAAAATACCACAACTACTTTTAATACGATTACAACCTACACTACTTCAACAACTTTTGCTACAAATACAACTACCACAACTACTTTTAATACAATTACAGCATATTCGACTACTACTTCATACGCAACACTAACAACTTATAGTACAATAACAACTTTTAATACAACTACAACTACACTTACCACGTTTAATACAATAACAACCTACACTACTTCAACAACTTTTAATACTACTAAAAATACTTCTACCGTTTTTAATACAATTACTTCATACATTACAAGTACAACTTTTGAAACAAGTAGAAATACTATTGAAACACGTGCTACATCGACTTCAAAAAATACTACAACTACGTATTCTACACTAACAACTTATAGTACAATAACAACTTTTAATACAACTACAACTACAATTACTACGTTTAATACGATTACAACTTATACTACAAGTACAACTTTTAATACTACTAAAAATACTACAACTACTTTTAATACGATTACAACTTATACCACAAGTACAACTTTTGAAACTTCAAAAGAAACTACAACCACGTTTAGTACAATTACAACGTTTAATACAATAACAACTTTTAATACAATAACAACCACAACTACAACTTTTAACACTACTAAATCAACTATTGAACAAAGGGCTACTTCTACTTCAAAAAGTACAATAACAACTTTTAATACTAATAAAAACACCGTAACCCAATACACTACAATTACTGCATATATTACAAGTACAACTTTTAATACAAATACAACTACCACTACTGCATATGCTACAATAACTACTTTTAATACAATAACAACTTTTAATACTACAACAACCACAACTACAACTTTTAACACTACTAAATCAACTATTGAACAGAGAGCTACTTCTACTTCAAAAAACACTATTACAACTTTTAATACTAATAAAAACACCGTAACTCAATACACTACAACAACTACTTTTAGCACAATAACAACTTTTAATACTACAACGACCACAACTACAACTTTTAATACTACTACGACAACTATTGAAACACGAAGCACTTCTACAGATAGAGAAACGACAACAACTTTTAATACTACTAAGACTACTATAACTACTTTTAATACAATAACAACTTATGATACTGCTACTACTTTAGCAACTGCAACTTCAAGAAATACTACTACAACTTTTGAGACAAATACAACAACTACCACTGCATATGCTACACTTACAACTTATACCACTTCAACAACTTTTAACACTACATTAGAAACCACTACAACTTTTAACACTACTACATCAACCATTGAAACGAGAGCTACTTCTACTTCAAGGTCTACTACTACAACTTTTGAAACCAATAAAAACACTAACACGGTTTACAATACAATTACTGCATATTCAACTACTACAACTTATAATACTACATTAGCAACTATTACTACATTTAATACTACAACAACTACCACTACAACTTATAATACTTTTCAAAACACTATAGAACAAAGAGCTACTTCTACTTCAAAAAGTACAATAACAACTTTTAATACCAATAAAAACACCGTAACTCAATATACTACAATTACAACTTATGAGACCACTACAACTTTTAATACTACGAAGTCAACTACTACAACTTACAATACCACAAGGTCAACAATTACTTCTAAGTCTACAATTACTTCGAAGACAACTACTACAACTTTTAATACTACTACATCAACTATTGAAACACGTGCTACAGCAACTTCAAAGAGTACCACAACAACTTTTGAAACTAACAAAAATACGGTTACACAATATACCACAATTACAACTTATAGTACAATAACAACTTTTGAAACTTCAAAAGAAACCACTACAACTTTTAATACCACTACATCAACTTCTACTTCTAAGTCTACTTCTACAAGTAAGACTACAACAACAACTTTTAATACTACAAAAACTACAATTACTACTTATAATACAATAACAACTTATAATACTGCTACAACTTTAGCAACCGCAACTTCAAAAAATACTACTACAACTTTTGAAACTTCAAAAAGTACTACTACTGCATATGCTACCATTACAACTTTTGAAACAATAACAACTTTTAATACTACAACAACCACAACTACAACTTTTAATACTACTACATCAACTATTGAAACACGTGCTACTTCTACTTCAAAAAACACTACTACAACTTTTGAAACCAATAAAAATACGGTTACACAATATACTACAATTACAACTTACTCAACTATTACTACATTTGAGACAAATACAACAACCACTACAACTTTTAATACAATAACAACTTTCAATACAATAACAACTTTTAATACTACGAAGTCAACTACTACAACTTACAATACCACTACATCGACTGCTACAACATTAGCTACTGCTACTTCGAAGTCTACTATTACAACGTTTGAAACTAATAAAAACACCGTAACTCAATATACCACAATCACTACATATGAAACCATTACGACTTTCAATACCACAACAACAACCACTACAACTTTTAATACAAATACAACTACTACTACGACTTTTAATACTACTACGACAACTATTGAACAGAGAGCCACTTCTACTTCAAAAAACACTACTACAACTTTTGAAACTAACAAAAATACCGTAACTCAATATACCACAATCACAACGTTTAATACTATTACTACATTTGAGACAAATACAACAACCACTACAACTTTTGAGACAAATACAACAACAACTACGATTTACAATACTACTAAAAATACTTCTACTATTTTTAATACAATAACAACTTATAATACTGCAACAACATTGGCAACTGCTACTTCGAAGTCTACTACTACAACTTTTGAAACTAATAAAAATACGGTTACCCAATATACTACAATTACAATATATGAAACTACTACAGCTTATAATACTACATTAGCAACTATTACGACTTACAACACAACTCAAAGTACTACTACAACTTACAATACCACTACATCGACTGCTACAACATTAGCTACTGCGACCTCAAAAAGTACTATTACGACTTTTGAAACTAATAAAAATACGGTTACTCAGTACACTACGATTACAACTTTTGAAACAATTACTACGTTTGAAACAAATACAACAACTACTACGACTTTTAATACTACTACGACAACTATTGAAACAAGAGCTACATCGACTTCAAAAAATACCATTACAACTTTTGAAACTAATAAAAACACCGTAACTCAATACACTACGATTACAACTTTCAATACTGCTACAACATTAGCTACTGCGACCACAAAAAGTACTATTACAACTTTTGAAACTAATAAAAACACCGTAACTCAATACACTACGATTACAACTTTTGAAACAATTACTACGTTTGAAACAAATACAACTACCACTACGACTTTCAATACTACAACAACTACTTCTACTATTTATAACACAATAACAACTTATAATACTGCTACAACATTGGCTACCGCAACTTCAAAAAATACTACTACAACTTTTGAAACCAATAAAAATACTAATACGGTTTACAATACTACAACAACCACTACTACAACTTTTGAAACTACTAAGACAACTACTACAACTTTTGAAACAAGTACAACAACTACAACAACTTTTAATACTACTAAAAGTACTATAACTACTTTTAATACGATTACAACGTTTAATACAATAACAACTTTCACGACAACTTTCGAGACTATTACAACTTATAATACAAGCCGTATCACAAGTTACTACGTATCTTAAAAAAAATCACTTTTAGAAAAAAAACTTTATATTTATATATGTGTATATAAAAGGTTATCTAAGGAGTTATAATGCCTAAAATGAAATCTGAAATGTTTGACCCTTCCGTTGCTAATGAAAGGATAGGGGAGTACGAAAAAAATAAATATTTAGTTGATAATCTCGCAGGAGTGGATAAATATTTTAGAAAACGTATGAAACGGTATACTACTGAATTTTCATATGATGTAATGGCTAACGAAATAGCCTATTTTAAAACTATAAATTATACTGAATACGCTACTTCATTTATGATGTGTCCGTTGAGTCAAATAATGAGAGAACAACAGATACGAGATGCATATTATGATGAAGAAACTGAAGAATATCCAATATTAGATTGGGTAACATATTTTAAAGAGAACGTAGAAAATAAAGTATCTAACAAATATCAAGACAGGATAGATTTAACTGAAGACCCAAAATTTGATAGAGAACTTGAAGCATTAGTAGTTTTACCTGGTTCTAATAAAATTAAAAGTAGAGTTTGTTTAAATAAATTAAAAACTATTAAAGATAGACACGGAGATAAAGTTTTATTTAAACCACATCCAATAACACAACATCAAATTATAGGAGAATTGAAAGATTTATTTGGTGAATCGTGTATACTTCCGCGTGAAGCAGATTTGTATGCTTTTATGATGAAAGTACCAAGAATATATAGTACTAATATTAGTGAATCTTCTTTATATGCAGTTTGTTTAGAAAAAGAACTTGACCATATAGAAGTACATCAGGATATGGCGTGGGGTTCATTTTATCATATGAATTGGCCTTTGTTTATGTCTGAAGTTCGAGGCCAAGATACTCACTATTTTATTAATAAAGTTCTCTCAAGTCCTAAATGTGGAATAATTAATCCTCGAGTAGATGGAAATTGGAAGAAAAAAATAGATGACTATTTGACTTATATACATAAAGAGCGAGAATTATGGTATGAAGTATTTGTTCGTGATGACCCTATTGTCAAAACTGAAGAATTTAAAAAGAAAAAATCTTAGGAGTTTAAAATGAAAAAAGTTTCGGTTTCAAATGTAGTATTCGGTGGCGATGAGACACCTATAATTGCAGGGCCTTGTGTTATTGAATCATATAAACTTTCAATGGATGTCGCAAAACAACTTGTTAAAATAGGAAAAAACACTAAAACTCCGATAGTATACAAAAGTTCTTGGGATAAAGCAAATCGTTCTTCTAATTCATCTTATAGAGGTCCTGGTATAGAAAAGGGATTGGAAGCACTTAGAAGAGTAAAAGAAGAAACAGGTATGCCTGTACTTACTGATGTTCACGAAGTACACCACGTAAAAGAAGTAGCAGAAGTAGTTGATATAATTCAAATACCAGCATTTTTGTGTAGACAAACTGATTTGATAAAAGAAGTAGCACAGACAGGCAAAGTAGTAAATGTTAAAAAAGGTCAATTTTTATCACCTTGGGAAATTGAAAATGTTATAATAAAAATTACAGAAGAAGGTAATGAAAATATTTTAATTACAGAAAGAGGAACTCAATTTGGTTATAACAATCTTGTTGTTGATATGAGGTCGATACCTATAATGCAAGAGTTTGGATTCCCTATAATATTTGATGCAACACATAGTAATCAACTTCCAGGAGGAAACGGAACAACTACAGCTGGTATGAGAAATATGGTTCCTTATCTTGCTAAAGCCGCAGTTGCTGTCGGTTGTGATGGCGTATTTTTTGAAACACACCCTGACCCTGAAAGTGCTAAATCAGATGCATCAACACAATGGCCTTTAGGTGACTTAGAAGAAGTTATTTCAAATCTAAAAATGAAGCCGGCTAAGGTCAAAAAATCACCTAGTGCGGTTTTAGGAGAAAGTCAAGCAAAAAATAGTAAAACAATGTATAAAGACCGACTCAACAAAAAGTATCAATCACATATGGATACAAATCAAATTAATGTTATGAATTTTGATGATATTCCGTTACCTGAAAAACCATCTAATACTTTATCAAGTTCTAATCCGTTTACGACAACTTGTACAAAATTAATGGATGAAAGAAACTTAACTAAAAGTGTTATTATCTCAAATACTGACGATTTAGAGTCTATGGGTGAGAATAAATCAGAAGTGATAGCTTGTGACGGATTTCTCGATACGTTAAATCCTGCAGAAGTTGATTTAAATTTAGTCACTATTTTTAATTCTGCTACAAGACTAATATTTTTACAACTTGAACCTAAAAGAAGACCTATAGAGTGGTGGATACAAAAGTTAAACTTTTTAAGAGAAAGACACGACCAAAAAGAATTAGATATTTTCGTATCTTTTACAGCTGAGCCCGCAAAACTCAGAATGATAACTTTACCTAATGATTATTATAAAAGAAAAGAAGACGAAGAAGTCAAATCTAACAAAGTAAAGGTTCCTATGATTCGATGGAACAATCCCAAAGATAAACCTAAACCAAGGATATAATATGCACACAGCAGGAAAAGTATGGGGCAAGACCGCAAATATATTTTCTAATCCTAATTTTGAAGTACACAGGATAGAAGTAAATAAAGGCGGATATTGTTCAAAACATAAACACAAATATAAATTTAATGCCTTTTATGTAGAAAGTGGTGAATTAGATATTATAATCTACAAAAATGATTATGATTTAGTGGATACAACTACGTTAAAAGCAGGTGATATGACTATAGCAAAGCCAGGAGAATATCATAGTTTTAAAGCAAACGCAAAAACTATTTGTTATGAATTTTATTGGGCTGAACTAAATCACAATGATATTGAAAGAGAATCTGTAGGTGGTGTTTAGTGCTAACAATTCCTATTAACGAATTTTTAAAAAATAAAAGAGTCGTACTTGTAGGAAATTCTGTAGAAATGATGAACTATGAGTATGGTGATTTTATTGACTCATTTGATGTCGTAATACATCACGGCGCTGCTATAGCAAAAACACAAGCTCAATATAAAAATCTTGGAAGTAGAACTGATATATGGATTACAGGTACATTTAGATTTCACGTAGTAAAAACGTTAAAAGATGACTTTGAAAGTGGCCAATATAAAGATACTTTGATATTATTTAATAGAGTTCGTACTAAATTATTAGATGTAGACTCTAATATTCCGTGGGAAAACTCATTACCACAAATTCCTAAAATAGATATGTTTAGTGATATTGAACTTATAGAAACATTAGATGAATTGAACTATATGGAAGGATTCGGTAATGGAGTTAGAGGACCTAAAAATGGAATGAGACCTTCAGCTGGATTTATGTCTTTATTATATTTTACCCGCAAAGTAACTTCTTATAAAAGTTTAGATATTATAGGATTTGATTTTTTTAGAAAAATAACTGACGAGAAACGAGGAGGCGGAGATAAGCCTTTTAGTTGGTATCTTCCTATTAAAGATTGTGGTTCACATCCACATAATGGTAAGTTAGAATATGATTATGTTAAAAAGTTAGAAAAACAAAAGAAGATTAAGTGGAACGTTTTGTCTGATTTAAAAGAAGAAAAAATAAAATACGACAGAAAATGGTTAGACGGAACTATATTCAATAAGTGGGCTGATGAAAAAAGTTGATGATAAATATAGTTTTCTTCAATATAGAAAAGACCAAGAGAAGAAACATTTAAATTTAATTGAAAATACAACTAACCCGTTACATAGTATATTAACGGTTGAAATGAATTTAACAGAATTGTGTAATCGTAAATGTGTTTTTTGTCCACGACACGACCCTAAAGTTTATCCAAATAGAAATTTAAATACAACTATAGAAGATTCTACTACAATAGCGAAACGTTTAGCAGAATTTGATTATGTAGGTAGAATATCATTTAGTGGGTTTGGTGAAAACTTTTTAAATAAAGAATTTAATGAAATTGTACAGGCTATGAGAAAAGAATTGCCTAATAACGTATTTGAATGTAATACTAACGGTGATTTTTTGAATAAAGAGTCTGTTACAGAGATATACAAAAGTGGTATGGATATGTTGTACATAAATCTGTACGATGGACTTGAACAGATAGAGCCGTTTGTTAAAATAATGAAAGATTCAGGTATATCTGAAGATAATTACAAATTAAGAGCGCATCATACACAAGATGAATGGGGATTATTTGTAAATAACAGAAGTGGGATGATAGATTGGATAGGATTCGATGAAGATGACATCGAAAATTTAAAAGGAAAGCCTTGTCACTATCCTTATTATAAAATGTTTGTAGATTGGAATGGAGATGTTTTATTTTGTTCAAACGATTGGGGTAGAGAAATAGTAGTTGGTAACTTAATTCAAAGTTCTGTTATGGATGTTTGGATGGGTGACAAAATGAAAGAAGTCCGTGACAGACTTTCAGTTGGAGATAGAAGTCACAGCCCGTGTAATACGTGTTCAGTAAAGGGTGACTTATTTGGTAAATCAAGTTTTGAATTAATTAACGGATATTATGAAAGTAGCGATAACAGGTCACACTAAAGGTTTAGGGAAAGAACTATATAGTCGATTTGATGATGTAGAAGGGTTTTCATCAAGTAATGATTATGATGTTTCGGATAATTATGAACGAGCAAAGATTATTTTTGAATTAGAAAAATTTGACTTGTTTATAAACAACGCACACCCAATGTTTGACCAAACTCGTATGTTAATGGAAGTGTTTGATAGATGGAAACATAAAGATAAAACTATTGTCAATATAATTAGTAGAGCAAAGTATGACAATATATCTAAAGGGTTTATGTACTCTGCTTCTAAAGCATCATTATCACACTTATCTCATAATCTACGATTTAATACAGATAAGAAATGTAAGATAATAGATGTAAATCCAGGACTACTTGAATCAGACTTATCAAGTTTAACTTACAAAGAAATGGCTGATATTGTTATGTGGTGTATTAATCAACCACAACATATCGAAATAGGTGAAGTATCTGCTTGGCATAGAGACTCATATGTTAATGTACAAAACGAAAAAGCAAAAAAATTAAATAGATGAATGTTTATATAGGTTACGATAGTAGGCAAGATTACTCTGAACATTTTTCAGAAGTAGTAAACCCTCCGTATCAAGTATCTAAGTACTCAATAGAGAAATATAATAAAAGTGTTAATATAGAACCTATAATTGTCTCAGAATTAAAGTTAAAAAATATTTATTGGCGACAAGCAGACTATCTTTCAAGTACAGAGTTTGTTTATAGTAGATTTCTTACTCCACATCTTAATGGTTATAAAGGAATAGCATTATTTTGTGATTCTGATTTTTTGTGGCAAACAGATGTTAATGAGTTATTAGATTACTACGATGAAAAGTATTCAGTTATGTGTGTAAAACACAATTATACACCTCCTGAAAGTACAAAGATGGATGGAAAAGCACAGACACATTATCCAAGAAAAAATTGGTCAAGTCTAATGATGTTTAATTGTTCACATCCTGATATTAAAAAATTAAGTGTTAAAAATATTAATGCAAAAAATGCAAAGTGGTTACATAGATTTGAATGGACAAGTGATGAGTGTGTTGGAGAGATACCAGCAACTTTTAATTGGTTAGAAGGATGGTATAACGATAATATTAACCCAAAAGCAATTCACTATACACGTGGCGGGCCTTGGCATACTACGTGGAACGGTCAATACAAAGACAAATGGGTAGAAACATATAACAAATTAGTTAAGGAGAAATCGAATGGCTAACGAAACAAAGTTCTCAGAAGATGAACTAAAACAAATAAACGAAGTAGCAGATACTTACAGCGCTCTACAAACAGAGTTAGGTAATCTTGGAGTTCAAAAAATATTAGTAGAAGACAGAGCAACTACTATTGAAAATAGAGAAAGTTCTATTCGTGATGAATGGAAAAAGAATCAAGTTAAAGAACAAGATTTAGTAAAGATTCTAAGTGATAAGTATGGTGCAGGTACTCTTGACCCTAAAACAGGCAATTTTGTGCCGGTAAAAGAAAATAAACCGAGTTAAATATAACGTTTTGAAATTTTAAAAACTATTTATATATGTTTAACACAATAACCTCATTTTATTATAACAGGAGACAATAATGGCAGAACGAATTGTATCTCCGGGTGTATTTACCCGAGAGAAAGATTTATCATTCTTACCACAAGGTGTCGCAGAGATTGGAGCCGCAGTAGTCGGACCAACTTTACGAGGCCCTGCATTTACTCCTACCGTAATCACAAGTGCAAGTGACTTTGAAGCTCAATTTGGTGCGATAGGTGGTTCTAAGAACTACTACACAGGAATAGCAGTACAAAGATATTTGAATGGCGGAGCGCCAAGTGTGACGGTAGTTAGAGTATTAGGTATAGGAGGATACTCAGTAGACGCAGTAAACGTAGTACTTGGTACCGGACACGCGGCTCAACAACACCGAATTTTAGCAACTTTATTACCATCAAGAAAACATTCAGCAGGATTAGGCGATTTAACTTCTACTTTAGTTAGTGGAAGTCTTGATGCTGGCCCATCTGCCGGTTTTGGTGATTATGCATCAGGAAGTGTAAAGGTTAGTGTATCAGGTTCAGACCTTTTACTTAACACGATACCAGGTGCTAATTTTTCAGGTGGCGGAACTAATGCAGTTACATCTGACCCGCAAGATAATACTAATCACGTTTATATGTACAAGTATTTTAATCAAGGCGGAAAAGTTCCATCAGGAGCGGTTAGCGGTGCTAATAGTATTTCAAGTTCACTTGTTACATTGAACTTACGAGATGGTGTACAATCATTTGATGCAAATGGTAACGCTAACACTTGGACAGGTAATAGTTCATATTCTGTTGCAAGAACACCTTATATAATTTCACAGAGATTGAACGGCGCTGCTGCTTCAAGTCTGTTTAGAATTTATACTCGTGGTTCAGGTACAGAAATGAACGAAAGAATACATATTGCTATTTCTAATATCAAAGCCGCAGCATCAAACAACACATCACCTGACTTTGCTCAGTTTGATTTACAAGTTTATCTAAAGAACGATAGTGGTGTATTTTCTTCTGTTGAAAACTTCAATGGATGTAATTTAGACCCTAAAAGTTCTAACTTTGTAGTTGCTATGATTGGTGATGGACACGAAGTAACTGATAATAACGGAAAGATTACTAAATATAGCAATTATGGTAATAAAGCTCAGTTTATTAGAATCGGTGATTACACAGCATTAACAGATGGTACTAATCCAGCATTAGCGCCTATGGGATTTGGTAAAGTAAACAATCCTATAGCAGGTGGTGTTAATGTACCAAGTGCATCGTTTGTAACAAGTTCAGATAGTGACTTACAATTTGACCCAGGTAAATTTCCAGGTTGGGACTTTTCTGCAGCAAATTATATTAATAATGCTTACTTAGCTCCGATACCTTTAGATGCAGGTGTAGGTGCAAACGTATCATTTTCACTTGAAGACCTTTCAGGTTCAGCCGGTGGTAACGCAGGATTTGCTAACGCAACAACTCAGTTATCATTAGCATCAGGAACTAACGTACAACAGCGTAAGTTTAAAATACCGATGCAGTGGGGATTTGATGGTGATAATCCTGCTCGTGAAATTAAGTTTGGTAACGATATTGTTGCTAATAACACTCAAGGACTTGATTGTTCTACAGCAGTTAAGAGTGGTTCTGTTGCTTATAAAAGAGCATTGAATACACTTGCTGACCCTGACTTTATCGACATTAATATGTTAGCAACACCAGGTATTATACACGCTTATCATCCTGCTGTTAGTAACAAGGCGATGAGTATTGCATCAAATCGTGGTGATACGTTCTACATATTAGATGGCTCTAAATACAACGAATCAGTAGCAAACGCTATTAGTAACGTTGCGAGTATAGACAACAACTATGTAGCTACTTACTTTCCTTGGGTTCAGATATCTAATCCAGGAGGCGGTCCTCAACTTTGGGTTCCACCATCAGTAGTTATGTTAGGTGTCTTTTCACAGAACGATAGAATCGGTCAAGAATGGTTTGCTCCCGCAGGTTTAAATCGTGGTGGCATCGCCGCTCTTGATGTTAAGAAGGTATTAACTCATACAGACAGAGATGAATTGTATGATGGTAAAGTTAATCCGATTGCTTCTTTCCCAGGACAGGGTATTGTAGCATTTGGTCAAAAGACTCTACAATCAAGACCTTCAGCGCTCGACAGAATAAATGTTCGTAGATTATTAATTAACTTGAAGAAGTTCATAGCATCATCTTCAAGATTCTTAGTATTTGAACAAAATACTGCGGCAACGAGAAATCGTTTCTTGAACATTGTCAATCCTTATATGGAATCTGTACAACAACGTTCAGGTCTTTCGGCATTCAGAGTAGTAATGGATGATTCCAATAATACTCCTGAAGTAGTAGATAGAAACCAATTAATTGGTCAAATCTTCATACAGCCTACAAGAACTGCTGAGTTTATTGTACTCGACTTTGTTGTATTGCCAACAGGCGCGGCATTCCCTGAATAATAGGGAGGTTTGAAAGAACTAAGGGGTTCAATTATGAGCCCCTTTTTTCTTATATTATAAAACTAAGAAAAAACTAAGAAAAAGAGATACATTGTTTCTGATGATTTTGTAGTATCCTTATATTTATAATAGAACAATAAACTTAACAGGAGAAAAGCAGATGCCTGATTTGATAGATGCTAATGAGATATTTTTTACACCTTTCGAACCAAAAACGAAAAATCGTTTTATTATGGAAGTCGAAGGTATACCAAGTTTCTTAATTAGAGCCGCAAACCGTCCATCAATAGAATTTGAAGAGATTGAATTAAATCACATTAATGTTAAGCGCTATGTGAAAGGTAAAGCTTCTTGGCAACCTTTGGACATTACTCTTTATGACCCAATCGTACCAAGTGGTGCTCAAGCAGTTATTGAGTGGATAAGACTTGGACACGAATCAGTAACAGGAAGAGATGGATACTCTGACTTCTATAAAAAGAATGTTAACTTCCAATTACTTGGACCTGTCGGTGATGTTGTTGAGAAATGGGACCTTAAAGGCGCTTATATTCAATCTGCAAATTTTGGAGATTTGGATTGGTCAGTTAGTGAACCTGTAGACATAACTTGTACATTACGTTATGACTACGCAGTATTACAATTCTAAAATATGAATTTTATTAGAGAAATGCTATCAAGTGATGCGAAGATATCGTCTAAACGGGCGATAGGTTTCGCATCATTTGTTATGCTAATAGCAAGTTGGGTAGCAAATACATTTTGGCAGTTTGAAGTGAAAGACATCATTCTTGAAAACTTTATGTATATTACCATAGTTGGCTTAGGCGTAACAGCAGCAGAAAAATTTAGTCGAAATAAATAGTTATAAATTCTTAACTTAATTAAGAGGTAATTGTTATGAGTAAATTCCCTACTGAGGTAATAGATTTACCTTCAAGAGGATTAGTGTATCCTAAAGAACATCCACTTTCAAGTGGTAAAGTTGAAATAAAATATATGACAGCAAAAGAAGAAGATATTCTTACTTCTCCTAACCTTATAGAAAAGGGTATTGTATTAGATAAACTATTAGAAAGTATTATCGTTACAGAAGGAGTCAAGTTAGATGACTTTGTTGTTGGTGATAAAAATACTTTGTTAGTATCAGCACGTATACTTGGGTATGGTAAAGATTATCCTATACAATTTGCTGACGAAGAGATAAACATTGATTTAACAAGTTTAAAAGAAATTTGGGTTGATGAGAAACATCTTGTCGAACCACATAAAAATGAGTTTAAGTTCACTACACCAATTAGTAAGAATGAAATAGTATATTCTATATTAGATGGTCATATGGAAAAACAACTTGAAGATTTAAATAAAGCATATGAAAAAGCAGGTCAATCAAGAGAGTTGACAAATAGATACAAAATGATTATCAAATCTGTTGATGGCAAATCAGAGAGAAAAGATATAGATGACTTTGTAGATAATTTATTTATGGCGAGAGATTCAGTAGCATTTAGAGACCATATAGCGAGTATATCTCCTGATATAGACTTCTCAACTAAAATAAAAAGAGAAGACGGAACTGAGCAGGAGGTAACGGTCCCAATGACCGTTCGATTTTTTTGGCCTAACGCCTCAATATAGAGAAAGCGTCTACGAACAAATATTTCAGCTTGGTTATTATAGCCAAGGTTTTTATAGTTTTGATGAGTTATACAAAATGCCTATAGGTATGAGAGAATGGCATTACAGACGATTAGTA